TCCTCAGTACGCCAGGTAGTTCTGGTTCAACACGCCGTAGGTGGCGGAGTTGAGTCGGAACACGAACCAGGGGGACCCGGGTTCGCACACGAGCGTGATGTACCGCTTGTACGGTTCGACGTGTTCGCGCCACCCCACGACCTGCAGGTCCACGGAGGCCGCGCCGGCGTAAGCGGGCAGGTTCGTGATGCGCAACCGGTGCCCGGGGCGCAGGGCCTCGATGTTGCTGACCTTCGACGTGTTCGCGATCAGGTCCACGGTGACGGCGGGGAACCTGGTCTCATCGATCGTGCCGAGGCGCAGCAGCCACGACGCGAGGTACGGCAACTGGTCATCGTCGTACACGGCGTAGGTGTCCTCGAACGGGTAGGACCCGACCCCGGCGGGGTAGGCCGCGTTGGACAGCGCGCCGGTGGTGAGTTGGATCGACGCCGACGACCCCCCGTCCCGGTTGACCTTCACCTCGTTGGTGAGGGTCGCGTCGTCGTCGTCGGGTTCCAGCGGTGGGACGAGGTGCTTCAGGGAGTAGTCCAGCGCGGTCTGGGACTGCTGGTCGTTGTAGCGGGCAACGCGGGTGATGTAGATCAGCTGGTCGGTCGTGTCGATAGAGTCGCGCAGGATCCCCCCGGCGTCCGCCTTCTCCGTGGCCCGCAGAACGTCCAGTAGGGTGCCATCTGGTTGGGGCCCAAGCTCGGTGGGCGTGTAGATCCCGGACGTCACCCCGATGTTGATGCCGTTCGCGGTCGCGAGGCGGGCCAGTCGGTTTGGGACGGTCTCGCCCGCGAACCCCGCCCGTGCGGAGTCGAAGTCGGCGTGGAGCAGTGTGGTCGCGTTGGATCCGAGGACGACGTGCCCGACGGCGACTGCTGCGTCTGCGGGGATGGCGATGGTGCCGGCACCGATACTCGCCCTCGTCGGTGCGCCGACCGTCGCGCCGACGAGGGTGCCGGAGATGGTTCCGCCGGCGTCGAGGGTGGAGAACGCGTAGGCGACGTCGGAGCCGGAGTTGGAGCATTCAAGCTTGCAGTAGAAGGTGGACCCGTCCCCGACAGGGTTGTTGGCGGTGGCGAGGATTTCGGTGCGGGTCTGGTCGAGGACCTGCAGGAAAACCGACCCGCCGGAGCCGGGGGAGTACAGCACCTTCCAGAACTGTGCGGTGCCGAGGACTTCGACGCTGAAAAGCTCTTCCCCGCCAGTGAGCCCAGTCGTGGGAAGTTGGATGTAGCAGCCGGCGGTGAACGCGGTGGAGGACGCTGCCGTGGGTTCGAACGTCGCGGACGCGCCACCCCACGTGGCGACGTCGTGCGAGCCGACGCCAAGGTCGACGGCGGCGAACGTGGGGGCGGCGGTGATGGTGCCGACACTGCCGCCGTAGGCGTTGTAGATCGTCGTCGCGCCCGTCGCGTCTTCGACGGGCCAGTACCCGGTGACTCCCCACGATGCGGCGAACTGGCGGATGGTGGTGGTGAGGGTGGAGTCGAGGGAGGACGCGTGCGCGAGCCGGCGCATGAGGCCGTGCGCGGTGATGGTCATGTACACGTCGGAACCGTTCTCGTTCCAGCGCGACGCGAAGTCGGGGATGCGACCCACGAACCTGGTGACCCCGTTGACCTTCACCCACAGGGGGGTGGCCCGCTTCAGGTACGGGTAGTACGCGCCGGCAGTGTTGCGGGGGGAGAACCTACCGTCGCGGTTGTTCACGACGATCGTGCACGACGACGGGTCGGCTACGGCCCCTTCGCTTTGGATGCCGTAGGTGATGTCGATCCCCGCTTGCTGGCGGACGTAGGAGGTGATGTCGGTCCATGCGCCGTTGAGGTACAGCTGCACCTGGACGGTGACGGGCGCGACCATCAGCGCCGCCCGAACGCGGTCTGCACGTTGCCGTTCCCGAGGACCCGCACCCGCTTGCGAATCAGTTCGTCCAGGTCCGCCGCCCCGGTCTCGATGACGATGGTGACGTTGGTCCCGCCGAGGGCGTGGTTGGGGATGATCGTGCCGGCGCTGTTCGGCATGAACAGTTCCGGGCCCTTCTCGCCGACGAGCGCCGGGCCGTTGATCGGCCCACCCTTCGCGAGTGCGGGAATGGGCAGGTTCGGAATGGTGAAGTCGAACCCGCCGAAGCCGAGGAACCCGGGGATGCCGATGTGGAACCCGCCGAGGGTGGCGTTCCACGCGGACGCGATGGCCTTAAACGCGAGCCGGTAGGGAGTGGTGATGATGTCCGCCACGCGGGCGATCACCTTCGCCGCTTTGGTGACGGCGTCCTCGATGAACTCGACGAACTCGCCCGCCCCGTGTTTCACGGCACCGAACACGGCGTTGACGATCTTGCGGAATGTCTCGGACTTCTTGTAGGCGATGACGAACGCGATACCAAGCGCTGCGATCGCGGCGATGACGAGGAAAATGGGGTTTGCCATGAGGGTGGCGTTCATCGCGACGAACGCGCCCTTCGCCTTCTGCAGCGCCGGCGCGAGGAGGCCACCAAGGCCGTCTGCGATGTCCGCGAACCCCATTGCGTACCCGGCGATGGGTCCAGCGGCCTGGATCCCCAGGACGTCGCCTAGGCCCCCTGCGAGGTCGGCGGTGGAGCGGAACTTCCCGGTCGCACCTTCGAGTCCGTCGGAGGTCTTGTCGAGGGCTGCGTCGAACTTCTTCGTCCCACCCTCTGCGGCGTCGAGGTGCTTGTCGAGTCGGTCCACAGCGTCCGCGGAGGACTTCATGCCCTGTTCGAAGCCGCGGGTTTCCGCGTTGAGGTTGATGTCGATCTGGCGTGCCATCACTCCACCTCGATGCTTGTCATCTGTTCGATCATGTCCGCCGCGATGTCCTCGATGTCTTTCAGGCGCTTCGTGAGCGACGGATAGAAGTAGCGTCCGCCCTTGACCTTGGCGCGGTGGGTCGCGCCCTTCCGCCCGACGTCGCCGCCGAATTCGAGCCACGGCACGTAGGGGACACCGGCGCCGATGGACACGACATGCCCACGCGACTTGTACGACGACGCTGCACGGCCGGAACGGTGTGGGACGAGCCGCCGTGCGTCTTCCACCGCACCGGCGGCGACGTCGGCGGTGACGGCGTCCATGATCTCCGGCGCTTCGCGTGCCACCTCATGTAGCGCGAGGGAAAGCTCTTCGACGCCGGTGACCTTCCACTTGATCTCACCCACGGCTTGCGGCCTTCCTCGCTAGTTTCTCCTGCTGCGTTTTCACCTTGTGATATGAGGACCATGCCATGTACTCCGACATCGGCATGTCGTCCAGTTCCCCCAAGGTCTTCCCCAGACGTTCGGCGAGGTAGAACGCAAACATGTCCACGTCCGTCTCCTGCCCAACGGATGAGAGGAACATGGCACGGTCACTCCTGAAACTGGGCCTCCGCCGAAAGGCCGGACACGTCGGTGATGGCGTTGAGGAGCTTCGTCGCGTCCCCGGCGGGACACGTCTCGAGCCACTCCTCGACGTCACGTTTGTCCGTGCCGGTGGCGAAAGAGATGCTCGCGATGACCCGCGCGGACCCTTCGAGTTTCCCCGCGATGATGGACTGCCCCATGGTGAGCGAGTGGACCTCCACCGCACCGCCGGACAGTTCCACCGTCGCGGTGCTGATCTTCCCCTGAGGGAGCATCAGAACACGCCCTTGGTGACGTCACCGCTGATCTGCAGGACCGCGACGAACGAAACCAGGTCCGCGACCGGGTCCGAGACGTCCACGGATTCAAGGATGCACTCACCGGTGTACTTCGCGTTACCGGTCGTGCTGCCGTGTGGCCCGAACTCGAACCCGACCGTGACGGCGTCCAGACCGACCAGTGAGTCGATGACGGTCATGGTGCCCGTGGTCGCGCTGTAGTCGGTCCAACCCGTAATGGTGATCTTGCCGTTGGTAAGACCCGTGATGAACGTGTGACCTTCCGCGCCGAACGCGGTCGTGTCGTGGGTGTCGTTCTGTCGCCCCCACGCGATGTTGGTCAGATTCGACGACAGGTCCCGCAGGGTGGTGCCGGCGGAGTCCTCCAGTTTGAAGGACGCATCTTTGCCGTGATATGCCACTTGTGACTCCTCCTCAGAAAACGATGTCTAGCTCGAACACGGCACCGAAATACGTTCCTCCACCGACCACGACGGGCCGGAAATCTGCGGACACCACACGCCTGGTCTGCCCGATCGCTGCAGCGTCAAGAACGGCCTTGATCGACTGCGCGCCACTGCCCGCTGCGTAGGCCGCTATCTGGTCCCGCACGGAGCGGTCCACCACATCAGCGACGGCGACGATGACGTTGAGCTTGCACCGGTCGGTGCCCCGCTGGTACGTGCAGTCGTATTCGATGCTGTCCGGCATGTCGACGAACGCGAACGGCGGTTGGGCCGACTTGGGGGGGAAGTCGTACACGCGCAGGCCCGTGATGGTGGCGAGCGCGGTCCCGATGTCATCCATGACCGTTGAGATGTTCGCCATCAGCGCGCCCCCCACCAACGCCGCACCGTGGTCAGCATCAGCGCCACGTCTGGGTCGAGCCGGTCGAACAGGCGCAGCTCCGTCCCGGTCTCGGGTGAGCCGGCCACCCCGTATTGGGAGTCGCGCCGGACGAAGAACCTACCCGCCTGAATGAGGGTGGCCTGGACGACGATCGTGGGGACCGTCGTCCACCCCCACGAGGCGGTGGCCTGCATCCCCTGGGAGAACACGGTGGGGAACGCGGAGGCATAGGAACGGAACACCAGGTGGGTGTACGGCTTGCCGTCCGCGACCGCGTTCCACGGCCACGGGTCGACACCCGTCAACGCCGACCCGTACGTCCCCTGGCCCGCCTGGTCGAGCTTCACCACCAGGCCCGTGGTGGTCATGAAGTCGTCCACCTCAACCGCCGGCAGATCCTCGATGTAGCCACCGGCCCACGTGTACACGCGCGCCACGGCGCTCGTGGCGAGGCCGAACTGACGGTTCGTGGAGTGGTCGATGGCCCGCGACGCAGCGGTGATCGCGATCCCGATCGCTAGGTCGTCCGCGGTGTCGTTGATCCGCAGATGCGCTTTGAGTTGGGTCGCCGTGATGTAGTCCGGGTACAGGGCCATCAGGCTTCCCTCCTCGGAGCCTCAGGTGGGACGTTCTGCCGCGACACCAGCAACGTCGCCAACGACCCCATCCCCGACCCGACGAGCGCGGAGAACCAGTCGGGGACATCCTTGCCGGCATACAGCAGGGTGATCACGCCCATCGACAGGGTGAACGTGAGCGCGCCTACGATCAGCACCGCAAGTGTGACCGGGTTCTCCGACCACTTCTGCATAGGCGCGCTCACGTTTCAGATCCTTCCGACCAGAGCGACGATCACGTACACGATCAGGACCAGGGTCAAGAGCTGGACCAGGGTCACGAGTGCGAGGTGACGTAGACGGCCGCGTTCGGGTCTTGCACCATGCCGTCGTAACGGCCCCAGCCGAGGAACCCAACCTGCCCCGTGCCGGCGAACAACTCGTTCGCCGTGACCAGGGTGAAGTCCTTCACCGTGCGGACCACGTACGCCTGCTGCAGATCACCGAACACCAGACCCTTGGTCGAGCCCGTGAGCAGGTCCGGCATCGCATTGTCGATGACAACCGGGTAGCCCAAAAGCATCTTGTCGGCGCGAGTGCCGTCCGCCAGCGAACCCTGCTGGTTCCAGATCAGCGGGCGACCGTTCAAGTCCACCTGCTGCTCGATCAGCGAAGCGGTCTTGTCGTTGAAGAGCCACTTCGCGCCATCCCGGTACGCGATGTCCAGGGTGTGCTCAATCTGGACAAGTTCCGCGTAGGTCGGGCCGGCGGTCGCGGACGCGATCGTGATCCCCGAGTTCGTGAGGCCACCCATGGTGGAGATGATCCCCACCGGCTCGTTCACGCCGGTGCCATTGATGAGGTCCTTCGCGAGCTTGCGCTGGATGCGCTCCGCGAACTTGCGTGCGATGAAGGGTTGAAGATCGTACGTGGCGTCCTGCAGGAGCTCCCACGACACCCGCAGCCACTTCGCGGTGTCGTTCCCGGCGGAAGCGGTAGCGCCGGCGGTGTCGTACTTGAACGCGTTGAGCGCGTTGCGGGTGAAGGTGAAGTCCGCGCCGAACGTGTTCGCCGCACCTTCGGCGACGATCCCCGCCTCGGTGTCGAGGACGTCGTCGTTGAGCATCCACACCAGAGGCGCACCGGTCGCGGTGGTGATGTTCTCGGCCGCGTTCATGAGTCCGCCGTACGCCTTCTGCTTCTCGATCAGCTTGTCGCGGAACGTGTCCGGGACAAAGTACCCGCCGGCGGGGCCAGAGGCCTCGTTCTGTGCGCGGCGCACCAGCTCGGGGTCGACCTTCCCACCGGATCGGAGGTAGGTGTCGAACGAACGGGTCGCCTCATCGACGGTTTCGCGGACCTGGATCCCGGATGCGACCGGGCCGACGGCGAGCCTGTGGAGCGCGTTGCGCTTCATGATCTCCTCGGACTTGCGGGCCACCACGAGCTGCGCCTCAAGCGCTTCGTAGCGGGCTGCCTGGTCCTCGTTGAGGACCGGCTCACTGTTCATGGACGGGTCCGCGCCCGCGTTCGCCTCGTCAATGATCGCCTGGAGCGCGGCGAGGATTTGTTCAACAGTCACTTGCTTCCCCTCATCATCACGCGCGCCCGTATAGACGCGAGCTGGGCACGGAGCGTCTGCTCCGCGCCGGTCCTTGCCGCCACCGACGTCTCCGCGTAGGCGGGCATTGCGGTGATACAGATATCGATCAGCTCCGGGAAGTCGTGGTGAACGACCCCCGCCGCTGTCCGCTCGATGGTGGCGCGGTTCATCTTTGCCATGAACGACGCGCCCTGGACGTCCCCGCGGGCCACCAACACCCGCAGGTCCCGGGCGGTGGTCGTGTCCGGTGCGTCGATCTCGAACCGCAGCCCGACGTCGTCCTGGGACAACCGCAGCGTGCCAGCGTCCGTGGTGCCCAGGAGCCCGATCGTGCCGCTCCCGTGGTCGACGGTGGCCCGGATGTTCCCCGGTGCTTTCAGGGCCTCGGTGAAGGCACCACGGGCGATCGTCTCAGTGCCGGGGAACTGGTCCTGCTTGGAGGTGGGGACACCGAACACGGCCGCGTACCCGGACAGGGTGCCCTCCGGGGACACCTCTGTCCGGGTAGCGAACTCCCACCGGTTGTTCACGACAGGTGCTCTCCGCAGTCCGCGCAAATCGTCATCCCGTTGTTCCACACGACGTTGGCGTGGTCGCACTCGACCTTCTTCTCGGCCGGCTTCGCTGCCGGCTTGCGGGCCGCCATCACTGGCTCGGGGGGATGACGACGATGAAGAAGTGGACCGGGACGGCCGTGGTGACCGACACCGTCTCGACCGACTTCAGCTTGATGAACGGGCGCCCGGCGACGGGCTGGAACGCGATGGCCTGCGTAAGCGACGTCGCCGCACTGGTCGAGGTGCCGGTCACGAGGGTGCCGTAGGTGTCCGCGACGGCGGCGTAGGTGCCACCGGAGGTGTCGCAATCGACCACGGAGAACGTGAGCGTTCCCTCCGTCTGTGCGCCTTCGGAGAACACGGCGAGGAACCGGGACCCGTGCGGGTAGGAACGGCAGTCGAACGACCCAGACTCGAGGCCGAGGGTCGCGGTGGACTGGGCAACGAGCATGTCGACGATCTGCAGGCGACCGGTCGCCTGCACGTCGTTACGCACACCTGGCATGTGACACTCCCTCAGTTGTCTTGCGTGGCCGGGAGCGGAGGTGTCCCGGTGGCATCACCCGCGGATGCGGGAGTTTTCGGTGGGAGGTTGAGCGACGCGCGCGCCTCCTCAACGTCGATGATCCCGGCGTCGAGTTGCGCGGCGAGAAGCTGCGTCTGCTCCATCGGCGTGCCACGCAACAGGCCGGCGTAGTCGAACTCGACGTGACGGGGCGCGGCGAGGAGCCGGGACAGGCGCTGTTGGAAGCGCTCGGTCCACGGCACGAGCGTCGTCTTCTGCATGTACGACAGAAGCTGGCCGATCCCGGTGCCCCACGACGACGCGCCATCCTCTGCCAAGAGGACCTTCGGCACGCCGAGGAGCCGCGAGACCTCCTCCACCTGATACTGCCGCGACTCCAGAAACTGAGCATCCTCAGCGGACATCGTCCACGGCGAGAACTTCAACGACGCGTTCACCAGGGCGATGTCACCGGCGTTGTTCGACCCCGTGAGCCGCGCCTTCAGGTCCGCGATCAGGGCCTGACCGTCTTCCTTGGTCAGCGACTCGTCGTCGGTCGTGACCAGACCGCCCACGAGCATTCCCGAGGCGAACATGCGGGCGGCGGCCTTGTCGCCGGCGAGGCCGGTGCCGATCGCGTCACGGGCCACGGTGATCACGGACAGACCGCGCAGGCCGTCGCACCCGAGGCCCATGATCTGCGTCATCTGGGTCTCGTCGTGGTACGTGTCCTGCCCGCCCACGTTCGTTTTGAACCGCTTACCGACGATCTTCCCGTCCTTGTCGCACACCCACTCCGGTTGGACCAGGAGCGGGTGGAGCGGGAAGAACCCGACCAGCGTCCCCGAAGGGCTGTACAGGTGCAGCAGGTACGCGTTGCCGTGGATCACCAGGTGGACCATGACCAGTTCCACCCACTCGAATGGGGTGAAGAACTGTGCGCCCGGGTTGTCGAACACGGACGGCACCTGGTCGCGCGCGCCATCGTTGGCTGTGCGGTAGGACTTGAGTGGCAGGGTCGCGATTGTGGACGCGATCACGGACACGCCACGGTAGAACGCCGTGGATCCCAGGGCCGAGAGCTCCGTGACCGGGACACCGGCCCCGGTGGCCTGCATGCTCAGCCACCCGGACGGGTTCTGGATGCTCATCTGGGGGCCGTAGTGCGGCTGGACCGGGTACGGGTTGAAGTACCCGTCGACTGAGGCCGCGCCGGCGCGCTTGATGACGACGGTTCCCGTGTACGGCTTCATCACGTGAACTGTAACCCTAAACCTCAGGGTGAGGGTCAGAGCACGAAGATCGGGTTCCGGCGTGTCTTCTTCGTCCGCGCGAGCCACACCGCCCCGGATGCCGCGTACAGCGCGTCCGTGTTCGCCCCACCGCGCCGCGTGAACCGGTATGCGTCACCTTGGGGGAGGATGTCCGCTCCCGCGACCTGCGTGTCGAGGCGGGGGTGGCCGTTGTGGAGGACTGCACCCGCCCGCACCATGTCCGCGAATCCCATGCACGCGGCCGTCACGTCACCGCCCGTGATCGGTTTCGCGTACGGCAGGGATTGCAGCAGGGGCGCGAGCGCGCCGGCTGGCCCGGATGGATACCACGCGAGCCCGACAGGCTTGATCTGCTCCAGCAACGCAGGCAGATCGCTACGTGCCTCCCTGGTCGATTCCCACGACGCGAGGGGTTCCACCCTCACCTTGCCGTCAGGAAGGGCCGTAGCGGCCACCAGGGCCACATGCTGACCGTCCTGGGAGACATCGATCCCCACCGTTAGCGACCCGACGTGCCCGGCAAGGGAACCTTGCGCGTCCAAACCGGCGACCCACCCCTGCGCGTCCAGGCCCCCACCGGTCTCCGCGTACTGCCCGAAGTACTCGCGCCGGATGGCGTCAGGGGACAGGGCTCCCATCAACGCGCGGAGGCTGCGTTCGTCGGTCGTGTGCCCGATGCCGGGGATCGCCTGGCACCACGCGGCCGTGTCGTCCAGGTCGCACCCGTCCTCAGCGGACCACTCCAACAGGCACGGAGCGTCGTCCCCACCGGCGAGCGCCCGAGTCCGCTGCGTGTTCAACACCACGGACTCCTCATCCCCCCCGGAGGAGATCGCGATCACCTGACCGTTGGCGCGGGCGGTGACGGTGGGCAGTAGCGCGGCCCACGCCGCCTCGGAACGCTGCATCGCCAGTTCGTCCGCGATCAGCAGGTCCACGGACAGGCCACGGCCGGCGGAGCGGGTGGTCGCCGCGATCCGGTACCGGGCCCCGTTCTGCAAGGTGAGGGTCTGCTCCCCGTTCGCGAACCGCACCTTCCCCACCGGGAGTTGCCCCCGTCGCTCCGCGACGATGTCCACGGCCCCCTGCCACGCCTCACGCGCGATGTCGAGGGACTGGGCTACCCCGAGCACCATCTTCATGTCACGGCGGTACAAGGCCCACAAGGCCCAGATCTTCATGAGCGTGGTCTTCCCCGACTGCCGGCCGACCACGATGATCACGACCCGGTGACGGAGCGACCCATCGGGCAGAAGCTCCAACGCGCGGATCGCAGCGGTCTCCTGCCACGGCAGCAGCGGGTACCCAATGTTGCGGGCGAAGTCGATCAGGTCAAACCCGAGTGACGTCTCGGGGGTGAGGTCGCGCAGCGGCGGGGTCGCGACCCGGGGGACGGGCGACCCGACCAGGGGCGCGGCGGCTACTTCAGCCACGTGGGGCGCTCCACCTTCGGGTTCCTTTTCTCCGGTGCGCCGGCACAGATATTGCAATGCTCACACGACGCTTGCAATTGGGAGTCGTGCGGAATGACCCCGGGGCGGCGCGGCACTAAATGGTCGACGCACGTCGCCTCACCCGTACACCCCGGGCCTTGAATTTGGCACACGTAATTGTCGCGGATGAGAATTCGCATTCTCTGCTTTCGCCATTGGGCCATTGACGCCGGGGAATTGTTCCAGGTGCTCATTTGCGGGCCACCGTTCTGCTCAGATTCGGTTAGGCAAGCCTTGCCTTGGAGAGAGAGGGTGAGGCGGAGCCTGTTTAGGGTGTCTTAGGTCTGAAAGTTTTCGCGAGCGCGATGAGTGCGTACGCGATTGCGATTGTCGCGGAGAGCTGCCGCTCTTCGTTGGACTCGGGCTGGTCGTTCCCGAGCCAGCCGCGTTCTGCGTCTGAGACGAAGCACTCGGCCAGTTCGAGGGGGTCTAACTCGGGGGTCATCGGTACCACTCTCTTTCGTCGGGGCTGGGGGACGGGTCGGTGTCCTGGTGGACACCCGTCCCCCGTCCCCCTCCTAGGGTCGGGGGACGGGGGGACTGGTATATGTCCCGTTCCTGGGGACGGGTCGGGGACGGGTCGGGGACGGGGGACGGAACGACTGTTCGGTGACCGCGTTCGTCCGTCGATTCGGTGAGCAATCCGTCCTGGATCATGAAGCCGATGGCCTGGAGGATGGCCTCGTTCTTGCCCATGACCGCCTCCTTTAGGTGCGTCCTGGTAGCTGGGCCATGCTTCACGAGGTACTCCATGACGCGCTCAATGAGCACGGTTGGACGCCACGTACCAGGCTCCTGCTGCTCTTCCTCGTCGATCCTGACGACCAACTCGCCGCCTGTGTCGTCGAGGATGGCGACGCCGGCGTGCTTGGCCTTGACCGAATTGGCGCGTACGTGGCCGGCCCTGTCTTTGTCTACGGTGAGCTTCAATATGCCTTTCATGCCGCGCCCGAATTCGCATTTCACATCAACGCGAATTGCACATCCGGTAGTCATTGCGCGTTTCGCCTGCGCCCCGATTCCACCTTTCCCTTGTTGCTCTGAATTCTTGGGTAGGTGGTCGACGTAGATGACGCATGCGCCGGTGCGTGATAGGGGTTTGAGTAGCTGCTGGGAGAACTGGGTGGCGTCTTTGTTGGACATGAGGTCGAGGCCCATGAGTGTCATGGCTGCGTTGAACCCGTCGAGGATGACGAGGTGTGGTGGTGTGGCGAGGACTTCGGTGAGGTCTGCCTGTGCGCCGATGGTGAGTGGGCCGTCTGGGTCGATGTAGGTCAGGCCCGTGAGGTCCTCAGCGCCGAGTGCGCGTAGGCGGTTGATGATGCCTGTTGGTGAGTCTTCGAAGTCGAGGTAGAGGACCCGGTGGCCCGCCTGGAGTGCCTGCGTGACCGCCAGGAGCGCGAGCCACGTCTTCCCGGACTCGGACTCACCGATCAGGCCGTTGACCTTCCCTGCGTAGAACAGGGCGTGTCCGTCGGTGCGGGTGAGGTAGGCCGGTTCGGGTTCCTGTTCGCCTTGGAGGATGGCGGTGAGGTCGCGCGGGTACCACGAGGTGCGTTCGAGTGCTTGCTCTGGATTGTCAGGAGCGGGCGGTATCGGGGTGTGCCCGTTCATAGGTGCGGTTGGATACCGGGGGTGTTTCTGTCCTTCTCGGAACCCGCTGTCTATGGTGCGGGCGGTTTCGCGGCCCGTGAGGCCAGCTTCTATCGCGGCACTGATGAGGGCGTCGCGGGCGTCGTCGTGGTGTATCTGTCCGCCTGCGATGAGTTGCCCGATGTTGAATGCGGCCCGGTTGAGGGTGTCGTTGCGGGTGCCTTCGGGGGCGCGCTGGATGGTGTCGACTTCGCGCGCGAGTGCGGTGGCTGCGTATGGGGTGGGTCCCCACGCCGGCGGGGGGGCGGTGGCCGGCGGGGGGACGTTGTTTGGGGTGTCGAATTGGGCGAGGAATGAGGTCACTCGGGTGGCCCGTCGAGTGCGGCATTGACCTCGCACAGCAGACAGCCGCACGACTCATCTGGGTCGTAACCGTTGATGCATCCGCCGTAGGTCTCGCATGCTGCCCGCACGGCGTCGAGCTTGGCCTCAGCCGCAGCGGCTCGATTGCGCTGGCGGGCCAGCATTGACTCCCAGTGCGCTTCGGTGCGGTTGGCCTTCGGCGTCCAAGGCAGGTACTCCCATTCGACGCCGCCCGGTGTGGCTGACCACTCGGCCCGCAGCGCGTCCCGCTCTCGTTCGGCCTTGATCGCGGCCTTGGTGGCTTCGGTGACGTCGCGGCTGTACTCCTGCTCCGTGAAACGCAGCAGCCCCTCGAAACGGTCCCGCTCGGCCTCGCCCTTCGTGGCCCGATTGAAGTGGTCGATGCCCTTGTTGAACAGCTTTTCGGCGTTGACCCGCAGCTCGTCCCGCTCGGCCTCCGCCTTCTCAGCGCGCACCGTCTCGGCGTAGCTGGAGTCCAGCAGCTTCGCGCAGTTGAAGCACGTGGTGTCCCAGGTGATCGCGTTGCGGTAGTCCAGGACCTCGACGGTGAGCGCCGCCACCTGGGCCTCGGCCTGCTCGGCTCGCTCGGCCTCTACGCCTGCCGTCCGTGATGCGATGACGCCGAACTGGCGGGCAGCGTCAAGGGCGTCGCAGAGGTCGATGATCCGGTGGAAAGGGTCGAACTTGAGGCATCCCCGGTCGCGCTGAAGGTCGGCGCGGATGGCGGCGGTGTCGGGATGGCCGAGGGCCAGGGCGGGCGCCCGCCGCTGCACACACGACGGGTGCATGCACTCGCGGGTGTTCCACCACTCGCCGTTGTGCGGGCAGCACTCCGCGCAGGTGCAGCGATCGCCGTGGTGAACGCCCCAGACCTCGGCGGGGCTCTCCTGCCCGCCTACAGGTTCATCGGTTCCAGCCATGTGTACCTAACTCCTTTGCACGCCCCGGCGCAGTAGTCGCGATCGCAGGGCGCGAGTGTGATGGATGGTGGTGCGACGACGTACCCGCCGATGCCTTTGTAGTCGATGCCAGGCACGAACCCGTTCTTACATCGGTCCCCTGTGGGTCGGATGTAGAGGTGGAAGCCGTGGGGTGTGGTGATGGTGCCGAGTGTGGGGGGTAGTCGGTCTGCGATGTCTGCTGCGTTGCGGATGCCTTGTGGCCCGTCGAGGTCGATGACGTCGAACATGTGACCGGTGGTCAGTCCGATGTTCGCTTGTGGTGTCCTGGTCCACCAGGCGCGGATGGTGTCGGGGTTCATCGACGCGTCGTGGAACCCGTTCTTCGTGAGTGGGACTTTGGTGCCGGGGCGGAGCGGGAACACGAGGTGTCCCCGCTCCGCGTACCAGCACGCGGCGCCAGCTAGTGATGCCACGTCAGTTCCCTTGTCTTAAAAAGGCACTTCGGACTGGATTGGTTCGTCGGCCTTCGGTTCGATGTGCGCCCACGGGTCTGACGATCCCTCCGCGCGCTTGTGTTTGACGTTGAACAGCTTTTTCTTCCCACCGAATGAGGTGGGGATGTCGCGCAGGTATTCCATGTGGATCTTGTCCCCGACCTGCGGGGCGCACTTGCGGATCTGGTCGAGGAGGTCGGCGTTGGAGCAGGTGACCTCGATGACCTGCCCGCCGCCGTCGTCGACGGTGATGACGGGGACGGTCTTTGGTTGGGTTGTGGTCCCGTCCGTGTTCTGTTTGGCGGGGAAGGTGTGGGTTCCGATGGCGGTGACGATGCCGGTGACGGTGTCGCCGGGGGTGTCCCACTTCCAGTACTCACTGTTGCGGTACTCCGGGTTGTCCCAGTTGAACGGTTCGGGTGTGGTCATGGTGCGTTCCTTCCGTTGGTTGGCGTAGATGGTCTTCACGCGGGATTGGCATGAGTTGTGGTTTCGGCAGAACCAGGCGCCGCCGGGGACGCCGGGCCCGGCTTGTGCGTAGAACTCTGTGGCGTGGTCTTCGTGTCCGCACACGGAGCAGGTCTGACGGTCACTCATCAGATAACGTATTGCATTCGCCGCACAGGAGCGCCACGTTCCCCGCGTACCTGTATTGCAGTTTCGGTGTCTTATCCGGTGGTAGCCAGACCCCACAATCGGTGCAGCGCACGAACTGGCACGCGCACATCCCGATGTAGGTTGTGCCGTCACGGCTTAGCCCGATGGGTTCGCACTTGTGTTGCGTCATGGCCGTGTTCCTTCAAGGTGGATGGATGCGTACGGTTCCTCTTCGGTCCATTCCTTCGCGGCCCGGATGAGGTTGATCTGCTTGTCGTCCACGATGGCGCACGCATCGACCAGTGCGTCACCGATGGCGCGGACGAGTTTGTCGAGGTCGGGGCCGACCCACATCTCGCGGGGCGCTACGGCACGGAGTAGGTGCGCGAACTTCCCTGTCCGGTAGTGGTTGCGCGGCCGTGGGAAGTGGAATTTGACGATCAGGGTGACCGGCCCCGTTGCGGGCCACGTCCCTTGCCCACGGCGTTCGGTGTGGATGATTTCGGCGATGGCGTGCGCGGCGACGGTGGCCCGCCAAGCGCGGGTGTTCGGGTTTGAGTGGATCATGCGCGACCCACCCTGCACGAGGCGCATGGACCCTTGGGGGACGGGGACGCCGGGTACATGGAGGAGTAGGTGCTGGGTGGTCACGAGACGATGTCCAGCAAGTCGATCTGCCCGGGCACGCAGTTGCACGTGTGCCCCTTGCTCCCATTGTGCTTCGCGTTACCAAGTGGGCATTGCGACGGGGCTCGGAAATGGCATCCGCACCCGTTCTTGCATACCGGGTCGTGACTGCGTTCGACATGCCCGCAGGTGACACACTTCGGCGCGTTCATCCTGCGTCGAGGATCTGCGCGAGGGCTTTCTCGATGTGGTCGAGGTTGATCGCGGATTCGGCCTCGCCCGGGTTGACCAGTGCGCACGAGTGGGCGATGAAGTCGGTGACCTGTTGTGCGGGGAGGATGACGATGGCGTGTTTCTCGTCGCTGTGGTGTGGCTTGAATGCGAGCATGACGCGTTCGCCGGCGAAGCAGACACCGAAGTCGCCGCCGCCCATCCATGATCCGCGTGACCAGGTCTGGTCGGTTGCGATGAACAGGTCGCGTCCGACTCGCCAGGTTTCCATGTCGCGGCCGGTGGAGACGCCGACCTGGATTTCGGCGGGGTGGGTGTTGTTCCAGAAGAGGCCTACGTGGGCCTTGGTGGCTTGCCTGCCCTGCTGGTGCAGGGTGGCGGGTAGGTAGGTGTAGAGGTCGGCGTAGCTCACGGCAGGGCCTTCCAGGAGTAGGTGACGTTCTCGGGGCACACGCTGGACGCGACGGTCTGCACGGCACCCGGCGAGTAGATCTGCCAGTCGAGGCCGTCGCAGGTGACGACGATCGGGGTCGCGTGCCCGCAGGTGTGGCACGGCGGGATGTCCAGGGTGACGTCCCGGGGGCCGGTGAAGTGCGGGGCGGAGACCAGGACAGTGGTGAGGAATGCGAACGCGAGGACTGCTCTCGTGATGGTGTGGGCGGTGCGTGTCATGGGGAGAACTATCCTCTTGGACGCGTCGCCGCATATAGTACTTTCGGTCAGAACAGGGTGGGCCGAAAGTATGAGTCGCGTTCTTCGTAGCCCTTACCTGCCAAGTAGTCTGCGGAGTCGCTTGATCTTGCGGAGACGCTGCGCGGCGATGCGGACCGCGCGCTGGTACGGGGTCTCGGGCTTCGTGGGGCCGGCGAACCAGTCGCGGGTGTCGTTGCAGTCGCGGGCGTTCTGGTTGAGCGAGATGTGGATGTGGTGCAGGTGCGGGTCCGCACCGGTGTATGCCCGGTCGGCGAACCCGTAGGTGCGGGAGTAGATGCGGCCGGCGTGGATGACGTACCACACCCGCCGGTCGTGCTTGAGAACGTCGATCAGGTGGTCCGCGTTGATGCCGAGGGTGGTGATGTCCGCGGCGGTGACGTACCCGTCCGGGACGTCATCGTCCGGGTCGCGGTTCGGGTTGTGCTCCGACTTGCGGGCGGCGTGGGCGGCGTCGCCGATCGTGCCGTCGAAGGTCTTGTCCCGGCGGGGCCAGGTGGCGTTGACGTCGGAGATGAGCGCGGCCAGGGCCGGCGCGAGTTTCCAGTCGGACATGACGGGTCTCCTAGGTGGCGGATTGGTACATGCCGGACACGCGGATGGCGTCGCCGGATGCGAGTGCGGCGGTGAACACGCGCAGGCCGAGGAACTGGGACGGGCTGCCGTCGGTGGAGGCGGACCACAGCCCGAACGAGGTGGTCGAGTTGAGGTGCGCTACGCCGGCGTACACGGTCGATGCGGAAGTGTCGAAGATGATCCCGGACCCGACGATCTGGTTCGCGGCGGCCGCGGTGACGGGCAGGCTCACGATGACATTGCTTGCCGCTGTCCCGGTGCCGGTGATCGCGAGGTCGAGGGAGAAGATGACGAGCCGGCCGATCTTGATGTACGACCCGACCGTGACCGTTTTCGTGACGACGCCGGTCTGGGTCACGGTGGGCGTGTACGACGTCCACGCGCCTAGTCCGGTGGACACGATCCCGGTGGAGATGGCCGCGTTGAGGTCGGCGGCGGTCAGGATGTCGTTTGCGCTCCACGGGTAGGCCATGGCAGGTCAGTCTCCTCAGTACGCCAGGTAGTTCTGGTTCAACACGCCGTAGGTGGCGGAGTTGAGTCGGAACACGAACCAGGGGGACCCGGGTTCGCACACGAGCGTGATGTACCGCTTGTACGGTTCGACGTGTTCG